ATCAACAGGCAAATCATTATGCTCCGTATAGACATTGATTGCCTGCTGATCTAAAGATAAAGGAATGCCTTGTTCATATCTCCGAGATCTAATAATCGTGCTAAAGGCTGCAAGTATTGCATCTGCTGCATAAGAATATTCTGGCGGATCCGGAATATGTCCACCTAAGAACTTGATTTGTTCGATTTCGTGCGGCGTTTTCGACGCATACGTTTTCTGGTATTTGTAGAGCTCAATGACTTTCCCAAAATCGTAGCCTTATCCTTATCGGCTTCCTCCTGAATCTTTTGAGCTTGCTCTTTAATGAATGACCAGATCAATAGTCCAATATCACCGAGATTAAGCAGCTTAGATGCATTTTCTGGTGTATAAGGTTGATCAATTTCGACTGTTTCACAATCTTCCACTTCAGCGAAAACAACGCCTTTCCAGTCTTCAATTAAATGAGCTCCAGCTGCATCTAATAAAAGCTCATGATAGAGCTTGCTGTTTACGTCTTTCACCATTACATCATAGCCTTTTGACGCAATTTGATTCCCTGCTTTCTCTAGCGCAACTTGAAAGGGTTTATAACCAATCCCACGAATTTTAAATTCTGCCTGCCCATCTGCTGTTTCAAACGTGCACCATTTAGATACTTCTGAGCTTCGAACAATTCCGACTTTTAAAGCCATACCTACCTCTATAATTTAGGAAATAAAAAAGCCCATGGGAATCCATAGGCTTTGATTGCTAATGCGTTGAATTAAACAAGAGCACGCACAATCGTTGGAGTTGTACGAACTTGAGCAAAGTTGATATCTATTGTAATGATGTCATCACCACCACCGTCTGGGTGATTGGCTTCCATAACTTCAAGCTGCGGGAAGTTAAACGAGTATTTACTTCCTTTACTGTCTTTAATATCGAAAGTCAGAGTGAATACATCACGAGTTTTAATTGCATCGATCCAACCTGCAGCTGTAGCCGAGAACATGAATGAAGCATTCGCTTCAATATCCATCATCTTCTCTAAGTAAAACTCTGGCGTGTACTTACCTGAACCGATACAGCGGATTGCTTCCAGATTATTGTTAAGCGAAAGCGTGAGTGACTGCATACACGCCTTACCTTGAATCGATTGACCATTCACAAGTAGGTTTTCAACGTTTGGCATGCTGACCAATGGACGGCTTGACGCAGCTATTGGATTAACAACCGGATTGACTTGCTGACGGGTAAATGAATTACCAACCAAGCCGAAGTTACCAATGATCTTTCCTGTGGTCTGAATAGTAATTTCACCCGTATTTACCTGAACACCACGATAAATAAAGACCTGACCAACATCTTCAAAGACTTTAACCAGGGTAAATGATTTACGTACGGTGCCGCCAAAGCTGAGTGCATTTGCTGCCCAGTTATTAAATGCAAGAGCACTTAAAAATAGATCAAATGTCCCTACAGATAATTCAAACTCTAACTGACCTGCCACTTCAGCATCAGTGACTACCCCACCTTGACGAAATCGTGAATCTACAACTTCACTGCTTTCTTCAGTAGAAACGTTTTCAGATAATCCATCACTCACACGGCGAACGACATACCAGATTGGATTGGCCGGGGTTGTTCCCAGCACTGCTTCTTCACAAGCATATAATCGAATTTTTGCGCCTGAACTCATTTATAGTTCTCCAAAATTTAGGCATAAAAAAACCCACTAATTTAGCGGGTTGTTATAAGAATTTTTCGGGTTCTGTGACTTCGGGCGGTTCGGCTCCTGTCAATGCAGCTGCTACAGCTTGAGATAAGTTAGTGGGCTGAAATTCTATAGGCGTATTAGAGACAACAATTGGTTCTTCAAACAAACGAATATCAATCCAACGGCCATTAGGAATTTCGAGCGGGCTATTAAGATCGGCCACAATTGAGGCCAATTCGATATCGAATTTTCGCTTGTAGGTTTTAATGGAAATATCACCATTTTCTAAGGTTTCGTATACTACGGCGACAACTGTATTGCCGTTAGCATCTTTTGGTACTTCGAGATACCAGCCTTCCTTTGCAAAACCTAAAGAGCCCTTTAATACATAATCACCAACCCCAACCTTCTTAAATTCGATTGGCTGTTTTTCAGCTTCATCATTAAGTTCAATATGGTCACTAAATAACTTAGCAATAGGAGATGCTGCTTTAATAAAACCATTTCCATCTACAGTGGTATTTCGGTCTGTTTTGAAAACATGCGTAGTATTAGGTAAGGTTGAGCTTCTTACGACACCAATAAATTGTCCATATGCTGTTGTAGTTGGACTTCCAGCAATAAGAACCCCATCAGTTGTATTCGTCGAAATTGCGATACCGGCATAGACACCGTTTAAAATAGTAAAGATTCCCCCATTTCGGCTCATATCCAGCGCGGGTGTATAACCACCAGGAGTACTAAAGGTGCCATAACCATAATCACCAACACGTAAAACCCGACCTGGCGTCATATCAGTTGGTGAGGTAGTTAAAGTCCCTGTAGCGGCATTACCCCCTCCCTGAATCTGGTCCCAACTAGGGGTTAAGTTTGGAATTCCCGAAGCAAAAGGGAGCATAAATTGTCGCTTACCTTGTGCCGAATTGTAAGGATAAGGTCGATGATCCCAACTGAACTTAAATAATAGATTTGCCATTATGCTGTTACTCCATCAATTACCTGGAATGTCAAAGTTTCAGTATGTTGAATAACACCACCAACAACCGCTTTGATATCCATCTGACATAAACCCAATGGCCATGTAGCAGTACTGGCCCCTGATTTCACATTAAGCCATCCTTTCTGAGTCGTCTGGCTTAAAGCAGCACAGGTTAGAGTAGCCACTGCCGCACCGGTATCTAAAGTTTTAACCTGTGAAGTAAAGGCATAACCCGTTAAGTCAATCGCACGGCGCACATCATTGGCTGGAAATTGCAGCGCATCATCCATATCAACCAGCTGCAGGTTTAAGTTGAAGGTGTCACCACGCTTAAAAACGAAATTACTCATAAGTGATTCCTGTAAAAATAAAAAACCACCGATGAGGTGGTAGTGAGTAAAACTAAAAAACCGCCATTAGGCGGTTTTAATTAAATATAGTTTGAGTTTAAATTTTCTCTTGGATTAGTTTTTTGCAACGCTCTCTTTCAATTTCCGAAAACTTTTCTAAGGATTCATATGTATTTAATTCACCCTTAACTGGAGTTTGGTAAACGGTTCTAATGAGATTATCAATAATCTTTTTCTCATTCTTTGTAAGCTTTTCAAATGGTAAATCTTTAATAACTTCTTCTTTAGAAAGTCCTGATTGACGTTGAGTCATCACGATAAACGCCATATCACCAATCGTATTGCAATTATCGTCTCTTACGACTTCTGCTATGACATTAAAAGTAAAGAACAGAAAAATAAGTGGAATTAGTTTTAGAGATTTCATACGTATATCA